ATAGTACCAACGCCAGTATAATCAGGAACTGCGCTTGAAACTACTGTAAATCCAAGAGAAGGTTCAACAGAAACTGTGACTATTTCGTCGTTTAAAAATACATCTGTAACAGTTGAAGCAGAAAGATATCTTATAAGAATATTATAAACTTCATTGGTAGGATCGTATTCAGCTGCTCTAACGGTAGCTCGTATACCAGAAGTAGCGCCGACTACAATTTTACCAACTAGATCCTTAATTCTTCCTGCAGAAGGTTGGATAGATATCGCTTTAACATATGAAACGTCTTGTTCAAGATCAAACGCTCCGCCTAAAACGATAGAACCTTCTCTAAAAATATGAGCACCAAATCTTTCGATTTGTTTTTGCAACATAGTTTGCATTTGATTGAGTTCGCGAGCCTGTACAGCGACAGATGGACGAAACAAGATTTTGTAATAGCCCTTATTTTCATCATAATCGTCGTAATATGGAGGAACGTTAAAATTTGCCATACGTATTGATACCTATTAAATTTCGATAGTCAGTTTGAAAACTTCAGTTTGTGTGTCATTACGATTTACATTATTTATGTTTTCAATGTAAATCGGTTTTAAATCTTTGGTGTATATGTCGCCAACTCTATTGATTGTTATCGTTCCTACTGTTGCAGTCGAGTTAGAGATAGATTCGCCATTAACAAAGTATTTATCGCCAGATATATGAACCTGAGTGCTGTTAGAAAATACAACTGTTCCTCTTGCACCGCTATTTACACCCAACACAGTTTCACCAACAGTAAACAAATGAGTTGGTGTGATGTTAGCTGTTAAAACTTGGTTAAATGTATTAGCGAAATACTTTGCGCTTTTTCCTATTATGCCTGTTGTTGTATTACTTGAAAGAGCATAAGGATTTTTAATTAGACCAATTTTATTATAAAGAACATTAGCAGTTGGAATATTATCATTTTCAGTATTAGCAAAGTTAAAGGCGGCAGCAAACCCCTTCACTTCAAGTTCAGTCGCTGGATCAAATCCATGCCCGCCAGGAGGAGGAACGATAGCATAAACGTTAGCTCCAGAACCAAAACTACTTTGAATTTTTACATTCGCCCATGAAATATTTGAACCAATGTCAAGTATAACCACATTAGAAATTGAGTTCGACGAATTTACTAAAGAGTATGCTTTTGGATCAACAGTGCCATCAGATTCAAATACTACAGCAGGACTGATTAGATAATTAGAAATACCAGGCGATATCGTAGCTGTATCTAAAGGTAAAGAAACAAAAACAAATTTACCACTAGAGTTTGCGACATAATCGGAAATAATACGAAGCTGAGAAGTTGCTTCAATAGAATTATAAATGTAAATTCCATTATTTACATAGTAATTATCAGAAGATGAAGCATCATTTTCAATTTGAACAACTGTAGAATTTTGAACTGATCTAATAGTTCCATTAGTATAAGCAACGTAGCCGCCGCCAGAATTTGAAATCATCACAACTTCGACGCCGCCGTAACTTGACGCAGTGGAAGAAATTGTAGAGTTTGTGTATACAGGAATGTAATTTTCTGAAGAAAATTTAACATAATTCATTTCAGAAATAGAATAGATATACTTCCACTTATAGCCATCGCTTGTTTGAAATGTAGAAACCTGTGTAGGAGTTCCAATAGTTCCAGGATCTACAGTAGAAAATCCGCCATTTGCATTATCAATACACTTGTAAATATTATAACTAGCGCCTTCAACTATTGGATTTGTTACAACATAGTAGCCGTTATTGGACATCAAAGTGTTTGATGTATTATCATAACGATTATAAACTGTATTTGAAACCCAACTATTTTTGTCAATGACAGGCACAATATCAGCAGCTGTTAGTTTTTTACCAAACAGCATTTGCCAGTCATTAATGAACATTGTCGAATAGTCAGTTTCAACAATAGCTGGAGCTGTTCCAACATAAGCTACAGGATTAGCAGCAAATGCATAATACTGAGAAGTGTTTGAAAACACGTTGTCAATAATTTCATCAATTACTGCTTTTCTGTAGGCGGGAAGTATCTTACCCATAAAATTACTTTCCTATTGCGGTCCAATAAGCAGCAACACCAGGATTACCAGTGTTTGACGAAGACAAAACTATTGCTGTTGAATTTGACTCAAGAACAAAAACTCCGCTAGCGGAGTTTGATACCACAGAAACAGAAAATATATTAGTAAATGCAACACCACCAACAGAAGCAAATGTTGTTACATTACCGCCTGAAATCGAATTAACGCCATTAATATAACCAAATTGATACAACAGACCGTTAGGAAGGCGAGTAAATCCGTTAGCAAAATTACTAGAGCCTACGCTCGAACCTGTAGAGCCAGTGCCTAAAAGCAAAGTATTGGTAGTTAAATTAGCTGAACCAACTGTTACTCTGCTGCTATTAGCAGTAGCATTTACCGAAGAGTTACCGAGCGAAAAGAAACTACTGTTTACTACCAAATTAGAAGTTGCTGTAGAAACTGCTAGGGTTGATTGTGAAAGTGAAGCGTTTACCGTTGTATTACCAACAGCCAAAGCAGTTGTGTTTATAGTACCACTCCCGATAGTAGAGTTACCAGAAACACCAAGCTGAGTAGCAGTCAAAGTAGAATTGGCCGTGGTATTACCAATTTTGAAAGTGCTGGAATTAGCAACCGTGCTAACTGTAGAATTACTTACTACTAAACCGCCAGTGTTGGAAATGACCGAATTGACGGTTGCATTACCAACGGTAACTGAATTGTCTGCAGTAAATTCAGTAAATAATAAATTAAAATTGCTATTTACTTTTGCAAAAGCATCTCTAATTGGGTCGCCTGTACCATCATTTGCGGCTGTACCAATATTAACTGTGTTTGGATTTGCCAAGTTTTTTCTCCTTTAAACGTAATATCTATTAACTATGATTCTGCCGTTGTCGGCTCTGAAATCGGTTTGCGAAGCATAAAGATACTTCACTGTTCTGCGGTCGTCGGCGGTTACAACTGTATCGTCCGAACTTAAATAATCGCTAAACGGTATGAAAGTTCTACTTGCTTTAAATGTAACAGTGTCAGCTTTATACTTTGTTGTTCCTGCAAAAATTTCAATTGTGTTGCCCGAATCAGTCGACCAAGAACTAGAAAATACTTCAGATTCGTCAAAAACTAAACTTGCTTTTGAAGATTCATATAAAAATTTCAAGTACTTTCCAAATAACTCAGAACCAGCAGAATGGAAAGTTTCTTTAATTATGTCTTTGTATTTATTTAAGGTTTGAGCGACTTTTATCTCATATGAGTAATCTTGGTAATAATAGCTGTCTTGGATGTATTTATCAGCATCCAAAAATCCTCTAGTAGTTGAGTAATAACCTGCGCCTCGACCAATCGAACCTTTGTTTACCTTGGCTAAAATTTCTCTTTGTAAGTCAAACTCAATCAAAGTAGGAATTAATCTAGCACCAACACCATTTGCTGAAGTTACTCTAATTTCAGGTAATTCTTTGTAACCAGAACCGCCGCTTGAAATAACTACTGAATTTATACCACCTTCTCCATCAACAGTTTCTACATAACCCGAAGCGATTCTTCCAGGATCACCACTGACAAAAAGAAGAGCGTCATTTGCAACGTAACCTGAACCTTTGCTAGCAATAGTAACTACATTTGAAACGATAGAATAAGGGTAGATCTTAACCTCTTCTTGGTCCACATAACCTTTTCCGGAGTTCAAAGCAACAGCTTCTAGAGCAATATTGCTACCGAAATTAGGGTAGGCGCGAATAATTTCGTTTTCGCCTGCAATAGATCCATTTGACGTAAATACAGCAGGTTCATATGGTGCATACTCAGCTGGTAAAATACTAGGAGCGATTTTATAAACGGCAGAAATAAAATTGTTTACGCCAGCACTAGCTTTTATTAAATCGCTATCAGAAGTAATAGTATTGCTGCTTGTAACAAAACCTACGGTTTGCCCCGAAATTGTAGGAGGACCATACAACAAAAGTTCAATGTCGGAAACAACAGTTTTGATTACTGCTAATTCATATGTGTTAGAAATTGAAGCATTTGTTTGTAGAGCAACTACATCGTTATTGGATAGAAAATCTGTAAAGTTCGTGGCGATACCATAAACTGCATTTGAAGTGTTAGCAAACTTAATTGTGCCAGGAAGAGTATTGGACAACAATGTTGATCTAACAAATACTTCGGCAGCAGTTTCATAAGAGTTGCCTATTAAAATGTCGTCAAGACTGAATATTTTACCAAAAACTTCTGAGTTTGTTGTTAACGCTGATCCTAAAGTGGAAGTTAAATTTGCAGCAGGGCTTTTCGGAAATCCATAGCTGGTTACATCTAACTGTTTATCGAGATAGTTACAAACTAAGTCAGTATTGTATGTTAAATTTTTAGTAAAAGTTAAAAACCCAATATCAAAAGAAGCGCCTTGGCCAGTATTGCCTGTTCTGTACAAAAAGGTTGTTGCATTATTAGTATAACCAAATCCACCATCAACCAAGTCAAATACAAGAGAACCAAATCCTGTAAACAACTTGTTTATTTTCAAAATACCGTCTATACCAAAAGATAAAGGAGCGCCAATAGATATAGCGTTTATTTCTTCTTCGCGATTTTTTACCTTTACAATATCGCCGATAGCATAGTTATTACCACTTCTTACAACAGTAACACTGTCAAGAGAACCAAGCAAAGTTGGTGCTAAATTAATAGCCTCTGTATTATCTGCTTCATCTAACAAAACGATTTTTTCGTTTAGGTTGAAATTTTTTCTTCTTGGTAAAATATTAGAAATGTAAAGAATATTAATGATGTCGTTGTTATAGTTTTCCTGAACATAATTTTCAACTGTTGCAGTAACCAAGGAAGAAGCACCGATAATCGTTTTACCGATATAATCATTTAGTCTGTCGTTTTTAGTTACTTCAAGGTACTTTGGCTCAACCCAAGTACCATCAGAAACTCGAAGAATATCTCTACCCGGAAGATAAACTTCTATATCTTCATTGTATAAAAGCTTGAATAAAAGTCTATAGCACTGAATAGAACCTTTTGAACGATAAACGTCAAGAATGTGCTTTAGCAAAAATCTCTTATTTGAGATTACATTGAAAGGAATGCCGTACAAATATTTCTTTTGAAAGTACTCTAAGAATTCCTCCATTGTGGTGTCAATGTCTCTGTAATCATAAAGTCTACGCGCTTGATAAATGGGGCTTCCATTCGACTCCAACCACTCATAATAAGCTTTCATAAACAAAACAAAGTCTGGACCCTCTTCTTGGTAAAAAAAAGGAAACTGATTTTGAACGAAATTAGAAATAAATTTTTCTACTGGAAATTCCATTATTGGATTGTCTCTACAATAGACACGCTTACATCGCTAGGATCTATAACAATTATCTTGTTTTGCGAAGCAGCAATATCTTTATATCTGGATCTAAAGTACAAAGAAATGTAGTTTGTATAATTAGCAACGTTAATATTGTTTAAAGTAACTTCGCCTGTTACATAATTAATTGTGCCTACAGTTTCTACAGGAAATATTTCGTCTTCAGTTGGCGCAAATAAAACTACATTTCCTTGAGCATCGTCTTCAAAAAACGCTAATTCATACACTTTACCATCCGTAGCGTTATAAGTGAAACGCGAAGATATTAATGTAGCATGAGTTGTTCTTGAATCTATTTCTGAATCATGAAGTTGCTTATGTTGTTCATTATTAGAATAGATGGTTGAATCGTAATATAAAACATTACCAACTGTAATTTTGTAGGTTGTTTTTTGATTAAAATTAGGATTAATTCTTTTAATAATTCTAAGTTCTGTATCGTTGCTTATAATACTAGTATCAGCATTATCAATATCTGAAACCAAACGGCTGTATCTTAAATCATTACCAAATTTTTCAAGATTGTTTCTGCTATATTCAGTAATAGCTGTTAACGCAGCGAGTTTTATTTCTTCAGCTGTTTTTGTTGTTGTGTTTTTATTGTATTGAACTTCTGAAAAAACGCTACAAAATATGTAGTCTGGATCATTTATTAAAATTCTATTTGGTAACGCAATATATTCTTGTAGATAATTTGTTATTTCATTTTTGATGTAATTTGGAGCAATAGTTCCTGAGGCTGGCTTCAATGAAACAATTACTCTTCCATAAAGCTTAGGTTCAGTTTCTTGACCACCATAAACTACAACATCAGAAATTTCACCACCAAAGTTGTTTAAGATTAGAGCAGTGTAGTCATTTGAAGAAACTGCTCTTTGTTGAGTTGCAAAGTAACGTGGCGCTGCAAATCTAACTGAATCAATCGTTTCTTGCGCTGCGCCGCTAGAAGAAGCCATAACTAAAGTTAAACTAGAAACATCGGTTGTGCCGTTGTTGATTGGACCTAAATCATCTGATAATGTAAATTGTGAAATACCATCCGATTCAATACCACTTGCAACTCTATACGAGATATTAATAGCTGCACCATTGACTGGTTTTCTACCAAACAAATTGTCGCCAAATGTTATTTCATATTGCCCGTTTTGTGTGCCTTGGAGGAAATACACATTAGACTGATCATTTAATCCAAATAAAGTTTCTGCTTTTGTAAAGTTTGTATTTGTTGAACCATTGTTTTCAACTACATTGACTGTAATACTGTTTGTATCAACATTTTTATTTGAAATTAAGAAAAGTTGATTTTCTATGCTGTAATCAACGATATATGAGTCGTTTAAATAGTCACCTTCATAAATTTGAAGATTTGATATTGTATAAACGGAATTAGTTGAAACAAAAACTTTAGCTTCGTCGGTAGTAAATGTAAAACTGCCGTTAGAGTTGACACCTATAAATCTTGTGCCTTTTGGCATCGTAAGCTTACCGTTCATACCAATCGTATTAATAACTAAGCTAACTTCTGCCGCGCTCGAGCGGGTGCTACGAGGAACATAATTTAGCTCTTTAGCATGAGAAATTACAGAATCATATTTTTGGGCTGAATCGAGAAACATCTCGGAAGCAACCATGTTAAGGTAAAATGCATTAAGATACGAGTTATATGACATGATATCAAGAAGAACGTTGATATTAGAACCATCATAATCATAATCCTTAAAAATAGATTGAGTTTTAAGGTACTCTTTAAAATTAGATTTTAGTGTATCAAAATCAATTGAACTTAATGTTAATGAGCTATTAGCCATTTAGCGAACTCTTTTTAGAACGTATTCGAACGTTGTTTCTTCTGGATTATTTATTGTATTAAAAACGATCAATACTTTAATTTCATGCTCGTTTTCGCCGCTAGTAACCTCAACTCCTATTAAATTTACTCTTTTTTCGTTATTTTCTATCGTATTTTGTATATAAAATTCTATATCGCTTAAATCTTCTGGATATTTGTTTTCAAATAACATTCTGTAAACATCAGAACCTATAAACGGTTGAAACGGTCTTTCGCCTAAATTAGTTAAAATTAAATTTTTTAAAGATTGAAAAATTGATTTTTCGTTAACAACTCTTGAAAGTTGATCTCCTACCGGAGTTTTAGCGAAACTTGTTACAAAATCAGAAAAATATTCCGTTTTTCTATTAGTTCCGATTAGCGTTTGAGCTCTTGTTAACCTAGCCATTAACCACCTGCAAATACGTTTGATGAACCAGCTGCAACAGAAGTACAACCAGCAATTGCATCACCAATTCTACCAGCACCTTTTCCATTAACAAATACAGTTGAAGAACCAACTGCGATTGGTCTAGCATGAGGTCTACAAGGGTCTCCAGGGAGCAAATGAACTGTATTATTGTCCCCTTGTCTAGACCAAGCTCTAGTATTAACGAAAACATTAGGGGAGCCTTGCGCTCTTACCATACCTGAGCAATGCGAAACATCTGCATCACCTATTCTAGTTGCTGCTGGCATTAATAGTAATCCTGTAAAAAGTTATATCCTGCTGATACATCATTATCTACAAATTGAGAAAAAACGAAAGTATTTGACCCTGCGCTATGAGTGACATTTACTGTGTAAGTTCTTGTTATACCTTCAGAAGGGTCTTGATTGACCTCGAATAAATCTTTGTTTGCTGGAACGTCAGAAAACTTGTAAACCACGCTAGGAGTCTGTAGTTTGTCGCTACTTCCTTTTTCTACATATTTTACTTCATCTTGCCCAAACGCTGTTGTGTGCTTGCCGCTTATTACAACAGTAGAAACTCCGTTAGTAACTAAAACCTCGCTATCTACAAACCCCTTTACGCAATTAGCACTGGATATTACTTCGCCAGCATCAGCAGAAAAAGTAATAGTCTCGGTAAATGTTTGATACCTTTTAACGCTAGTCAGTACAGAAGCTGGAGAAGCTATTATTGGCAATTTTTTTCTTTCTTTAACAATTCTTTTAGTTTTTCATTCCAACTATCAATTTCTTCATGTTGCTCGTGTGTATGAGGACCATCAGGTATATCTGGAAAAAACTTGATAAGGTTATCAAATTCTTCAGGTATTTCTTCATATTTATTATAAGTTTCTAAAATCCCATTTCTTAAAATAACAAATTCGTGAGCCATATATTTTCCTATTAGTTCAAATCAATA